ATGGCAAAAAGTACAAAAGGGGCAAAACGTATCAAGGCCGCAGCAGCACTCTGGGTGCCGGGGACACGTGAAGAGGTCATTGAGGGAATCAGACTGCTCGGTGACGCACAACGTGAACTGGTCAGGGCTGAAACAGAAATGAATGACGCCATTGGCGATATCACCGCTCGTTATGCCCCGCTCACCGAGAGCCTGAAAAAACGCATGGCCGAACTGCAGTCCGGTATCCAGACATGGTGTGAGGCGCACCGTGACGAACTGACCGGCAACGGGAAGGTGAAGTTCGCTAACCTCACCACTGGCGAGGTGCAGTGGCGAAACCGTCCACCGTCAGTCAGCATTCGCGGGGCGGATAATGTTATTGAACTACTGAGACGTCTGGGGCTTGAGCGCTTTATTCGTGTAAAAGAGGAAATAAATAAAGACGCTATCCTGAATGAAAAAGAGGCTGTGAAAAATATTCCCGGTATTACCATAAAAAGCGATATTGAGGATTTTTCAATAATTCCTTTTGAACAGGATGTGCAGTAAACACACCACGTTAATTATTTAATAAAAACATTTTCTTTTTTATTCCGGCGTCAGCGCCGTGGGCTTCTGCACGCCGGAAACAGAGGAGAATTAAATCATGATATTTAAATGTATTCAGTGCGAGAGGGATATAACAGCCCTGCGTTTTCACAGCGCCATCGCCGTGATGTCCGGTAAGTACCACGTACCTGCAGTACGTGTCACCCTGGTCTGTCCGTACTGCAGCCAGCATTTTTCGGCGGACGTGCCCGTCATGGAATTCTCCCGCCCTGACAGGGAGGACGCGCAATGATTACCCCACAGGAAGCACGACAGCGCACCCGACTCCTTGTTGAACACTATGTCAACGAGTGTGAATGCCGCGACCTCACTGATGTGAAGCACGTCCTGACGGCGCTAATCAGCATGGCCGCTCAGGCCATTGTGGCGACCAACGGAAAGGAGGCTGCCCTGCAGGTACTGGTGAACACACTCACCCATACGGCACAGCACGAAGTGCCGTACCGGATGGAAACCACTGCAGAAGGCAACCTGAACATCACCGTCGATCGGAAGCACTGAGGGCGCGGCATGACACGTAACACCATACGCACACGCACCGCCCTCTATCGTCTGGCCCTGCAGCGTTTCGGGCCGGATGCACAGTCACTGAAACTGACAGAAGAGGCCGCTGAACTGGCAGCCTGTGCTGCCCGCAACCTGAACGGACAGGGCAGCGAAAGTGACCTCGCGGCAGAACTGGCAGACGTGGAAATCATGACAGAGCAGTTGCGCCTTCAGGGGATGGACCGACTGATTGACTTCCACAAACAGAAAAAACTGGAACGCCTTGCCGCACGGCTGGGCGTCACATACACCGGAGAAATCATATGAACTGCACTGAACAGACGCCACAACTGACGCCTGAAGATGTTGCACAGCGTATTCGGGTACTGGAAGACGAAAACGAATACCTGCGCAAGAGATTTGAAGAGGTGGACCTGTACTTCGGGCGCAATCTGGTTGTCATGAAAGCTGCAGTGATTGAGTGGCGGGCCACCGGTGATGCCAGGAACGGCATGGCGTGGATTTACAACACCCTGTGTGGGCCGGGCGAACTGCCGCCGCAAGAGGAGAAAGAGGCACAGGAATACTTCAACAGGGAAACTGAAGTTATCGACAGAAAACTGGCTGCCCTGTACCACTGGTTCAGGAAATACCACAGGACACACGCCGCACCTGACCAGACCACCACAGGAGGTACCGGTGACTGACACCATTATGGAAATTGTGGTATGGGCTTTCCTGCTTACTGGTATAGCCGTGTGCATCTGCGCCGGATTCGCCCTGGTTGCCCTGCTGACCCACGTGGTGACGCAGTGGTTGTGGGTAAAGCTTAAAGCAGCATACAGCCTGAAAGAGCTGTCCGACGCTGTTCGGGCATGGGAACAGCAAAAAAATACCGGAGATACTGAACAATGACAGACCAGGATAAGCACATTGAGAAACTGAAAAAGTTGCTGGCGCTGGCAGCATCCGGCAACCCGCATGAGGCTGCTCTGGCACTGCGCCGCGCCCGTAAACTGATGGATGTTCACGGCATCACACATTCCGACATCGCCATGAGTGATATTGATGAAACCATCAGTCACTACTGGCCGACAGGCAGCCTCCGTCCGCCGCGCTACATGCTGGGCCTGATGAACATCATCCGCGAGGCATTTGGTGTTAACTCCATCATTCACCCCGGCACATATCCGGGTGTGGGGTTCTACGGCAACCGGGAACGGGCCGCACTGGCTGCGTACACCTGGGAAGTGCTGGCCCGTCAGCTGAAAAAGGCGCGTCAGCAGTATATCAGTACACAGAACAAAAGAATAAAAACCGCCACCCGCACCAGCCGTGGAGACCAGTTTGCTGAAGGCTGGGTGCTGGCCGTTATCAGTGAAATACAGTCCTTCGCCCTGACCGATGACGAACGTGAACTGATGCAGCAGTGGCTGGAACATAAATACCCGCAGACGCAAACCACCAGGGCGCGTAAACCGGGAAGAAGTCGCAATGGCGACACCTCGCGCTATGCGGGGTTTCGAGAAGGGCAGAACGTCAGACTGCACCGACCGGTCAGTGGGCGGGAACAGCAGAAACTGGAGGCCAGATGATGACGTTATCAGGTAACAGCCGGAAATTAAAAGCCTGCCGAATATCTGCCAGATACCTTTTTGCCCGCGCCTTTTTTAAGAACGTCAGGCCGGGGATCACAATTGGTGTTATTGCCGGACGCGAACAGGTTGAAAAATATATGTCAGGTGCATGGTGGAATAACGACCCAGTCATTGCTGCCCGTAATATTCATATCAGTTGGGGGGATATTCAGAATGACGGCTGAATCTGTTGTATGTGCCCTGTTCTGGTATTGTTTTGTCGGTTGGTGTACTGCTGAACTGCAGCGCCGTTCAGGGTTTTATTCACGTTACAGTGGTGCCGGCTACTGGATTAGCTGGTCGGTGATGTTCCTGTGCTGGCCTGTGGCGCTTCCTTTATATGTCGATTATATCGGTGGCGCAGGTAAAAGGAGCAACGATGATGACTAAACAACGTCTTATCCAGCTCATTCATATTGCCCGTAATGAACTGGGTATGGATGAAGACACCTACCGCCAGATGTTAGAGGGGCTGACCGGTAAAGCCTCAACCAAAGGAATGGATACCACACAACTAAACTGCGTGCTGGAATCCATGAAAAGGAAAGGCTTTCGCGTTAAGCCTGCCGGAAAAGCCAGCTCCGGTTTACAGCTGGATAACCATCCGCAGTCCAGGAAAATCCGTGCGCTATGGCTTGAAATGGCTGCTGCCGGCATTGTTCGTGACCGTTCAGAAAATGCATTAGCGCGGTGGATCAAGCGGGAAACGGGCATCAGCGCCCTGCGCTGGCTCAGTACTGAACAGGCAAGCAGTGTTATTGAGAAACTGAAGAAGTGGCAGCGCAGAGCTGCGGGAGTAAAACATGAGCGACCTGAATCAGTTTCGAAGTAAAGGGCCGGAACTCCTGGTGGAACTGGCACAGCATACCTCTGAGACCGTTCGCGAGATTATTGATATTGAGCCCGCAATTGCCGACCAGATTGGTCAGGCCGTCGCGAACCGAATGATGCAGGTCTGGGGCGGGCAAAACGTTTATTTCCCGATGGGCATGGTATGGAAGGTCAGTCAGCGCGACCGGGAAATCTTCAGGGAGTTTAACGGACGCAACCACCACGAACTGGCCCGCAAGTTTGGTGTTTCGCTTCAGTGGGTCTACAGCGTGGTTAAGCGGGTCAGAAAAGAAGAACTGGATCGGATGCAGGGCAGGTTGTTTGATGAAGATCTGCCAGAGGAGACGAAAGACGTTAACAAATCCAGATAA